GCCGAGCAGCCGGGACATGGCGGTGTGCGCGATCGCCGACGCCATGTACGCTTTCGAGCGTCTGCAGGCCGAGGGCGGCGCGATCCAGAGCGCCAGCGTGGGCAGTGTGAGCGAGAGCCGGGCCGCGGTGAGCGCCCCGGATACGTCGCCCGCGGCGCAGGAACAGGAGTTTTACCGCTGCCTGTGCCTGTATGCCGATGTGTACAGGGGGTGCGGCTGAATGCTGAGATATCATGCAACGGGGCCGCCTCTGACGTACCCGCACTGCGACAGGACCGTGACGGTGTACCATACAGTGTTAAACCCGTTTTCCTGCCGCCGGACTGTGCTGCAGGGCGTGTACTACGAAACGCGCCGCAGCAAGACCGTGAACGAGGACGGCGCCAGGCGCAGCAGCGAGTATCTGCTGATCATCCCGCAGAAAACGGCGGCGCGGGTCATGCCCGGCGAAGCCGACGACGTGGCTGGCACTTATGTGCTGATGGCAGGCGACCGCGTGGTTGCCGGCGTCGGGCCGGAAATCGCCACGCGGGAGGAGTGGAGCAAGCTCCTGCCGAACGTCTATGACGTTGTCACCGTCAACTGGGTGGAACAGAAGTTCTGGCACGGGGAGCCGTGTCACGTGGAGGCGGGGGCCTGAGATGGACGTTGACGTGAAAATCAAGTTGCCCACAGGAAAGCAAATCATCGACCAGCTGGGACTGGGCGAAAAAGGTGAAGCGCAGATGTTCCACACGGCCAACGTGCTGCGCCGTATCCAGCGGTACATGCCATACCGAAGCGGCGCCACCATCAAGCTAACCATTGCGCAGACTGATATTCGTGTCCCGGAGATCGTAACGCAGGCCCCGCATGCGGTGTATATCTACAAAGGGTTGTCCCGCAGCGGGAACCCGCTGAACTACACCCGCACCAAGAACCCCATGGCAGGGCCATACTGGGATGAGACGGTCGTTGCTTTCGAAGGGGCGGCCATGACCGCCGACCTGCAGCGATATTTGGACAGGAGGGCAAAATAATGCAGGATACCGAAACCAGAACGGACCTTCAGCGCCTGATCGACTGGCTGAAGACCTACACGGGGTATAACATCCTGGGCAATTTCCAGGTGGACTACACCGACCAGATCCCCTCCAACGGCGCTGTGTTCCCGCAGGGTCTGCAGGAGGTAGAGCGAACTGAGACCATCCTGGGTGATGTCACGCTGACCAACCAGTACAATTTTGGCCTGTACTTCACCTTCGAAAAATCTGCGGAGGATGATGTGGCGGCCAAGATCAACGCCGATTGGCTGATGGGCTTTCAGCGTTGGGTGCAGGAGCAGAATGCCCGCAGGCTCGTACCGAATTTCGGCAACACCCAGACGTCGGCGCGGGCCAGTGCCCAGAACGGGCAGTTGTTCAGCGTTGATGGCTGCGGCACGGCGATCTACATGGTAACGCTCTCGGTCACGTTTGAGCAGTTTTATCCCGATGAATTCAAGTGAAGAAATGAGGTGAAAGCCAATGGCAAAGATCGAACGCAAATACATGGCGCATTTTCTGAACGCGAGTTTCGGCCAGGCGGCTGGAACGGCTTCGTATGAGCGTCTCGGCCAGGACCTGGAAGAGTACAGCGCCGAGATGAACGCCCAGGTCGATACCACCAACAACATCCTCGGCCAGAAGAGCATCAAGATCTCCAGCTACGACAAGTCCGGCTCGGTGGAGCCGTACTACGCC